GGTAAGTTAATTGTACGATCAGCAGTAGGATCTATTATAGTAAGTGTAGTTTCATGGTCATCAGCAGTAGCACCTTCAAATACGATTGCATTAGCTGCATTCATGGTAACTGTGTCTACTACTGTTTGTGTTCCTTGAACAGTAAGATTACCTGAGACAGTTAGGTTATCGCCTATGGTTACTTCAGAAGTACCATGTCCTATTGTTATTGCAGTGCCAGATACGCCTGTGCCGATAGATACTGACTCACTACTGTTGGCTGTATCAACAACAAGATAAGCATCTGATCCTTGTTTGATTGTAAATGCAGTTGCTGAGTTATCTGTTACTGCTACATTAATATCGGTATCATCAGCAGAAATAGAGTCAAGGGCAATATCACCTACGTTAGTTATATTACCATCACCTACGCTAAGTGCAGTAGCACTAAGAGTTCCAGATAGTGCGGTATTAGCTCCAGTAAATGTAGCAGCAGTAGTAGAACCAGATTTAATTATTAAGTTACCACTGTTGTTTGTTAATGCACCATACTGTGTGCCATCATCTTTTAATAATACATCAGCACCGTCTGCATCTAGTATAATATCCCCAGCAGCATCCACTGTCATATCACCAGAAGATAATGCTATAGTTGTGCCATCTATGTTAAAGTTATCTATATCAATACCAGCATCAGCAGTAATCTTACCAGTAGAGGTAAGTGTTCCACCTACGGCAGTATTACCACTAACATCCACCGCACCATTTATATCTACAGTTGTTGCATTTATTTCTATTTCAGTATCTGATACTAAGTCTAATACACCATCAGCAGATTGATGTATGTAAGTACCACTATCGCCAAATTGTAGCTGATTAGTGCTATTTAGTAGGACACCTGTATCTGCTACGTGAGTTAGTGTAACATCCTGATCATCGCCTAAATTAATTACTGCACCATCAGCAAGAAACAGATCACTAAACTCTAGGGAGGATGTACCCAATGATGCTCCATCTGATGCATCAGGTAGAAATGCAGTAGATGCAGTTACGTTTGTACCTGTTAAAGCACCAGTAACATCTAGTGTACCAGCTACAGTAGCGTTTTCATCTACAGTAAGAGTATCTATTTTAGCAGTACCATCTAAATGGAAATCTTTAAATTGTAGTGACGTAGTGCCTAGATCTATGTCATTACTAGTTATAGGAACTATCGCACCATCTTGGATACGAACTTGTTGAGTAGCAGTAGAACTTACCTCTGTGTAAAACTCAATGTGATTATTTGATGTATCTATCAGTACAGCATTTTTTTGATCTGAGTCTGCTATACGATCTATCGGTGGGCCTTCTGCTGCCGTACCATCATGTGCATGACCCGTAGAATTATTGAAGGCTGCTAGTACTTGGTTTAGTTCTGCATTGAGTGGAGCTGCTGATATAACCTCACCACTAACTATCTGAGCTGCTGATTGTCTAGTATATCCTGCCATTATCTGTATCCTGCATCCTGATATGTTATGGAAAACCCACTAATGCTGTAGGGTGCTTGGGTTCCTGTTGATGTTATGACCAGAGAAATTGCCCTACCCGATCCTTGAATATTTGTTTCTAGTACGGGGCTAGTTGACCCGTCATATCTAAATGTAGCATCGAATGTGCTACCTGTGGTTGTATACCTAGCCAACGAACCTGCTGTCGTTATGGAATAGGTGCTTGGGTCAGGTGTATTAGGGTCATCCCAATCATACGCTATACCCAAGTTAATTGTAGACTCTCCCTCTGGTCTAGTGAATAACGTGATATGTTGAAATATCTTGCGTCTTTCGGTAGAGTCGAAATATAGAAATGGCGATGCGTAAACAGCAGTAACATCAGCAGTATTAAATGTACTACCACTCTCCTGCTTAAATATTTCACCATTGCCATCCCCGTGTAGTACTGTTTCTACTTTATTTATTAGACCACTAGTTGCTACAAACGCACGTATACCTAGTAGTTCACCAAACTCCCAACCAACTCTTCTGTCTGCAAAACGTAAACCTCCTATTATACCTGCCGTATCTGAAGTTGCCGTACTAGTAGAGGGAAAGAAATATCTAAATTGAGATTTATTTCTTATAACTACGGAGGTCATATTATCTAAGTCATGGGTATTGGGCAGACCTTGTAATAACTGCTGTATGGGTTTAGAAATAGTTTGTAGTTCTACGTCACCAATTCTCGCTGTACCTTGAATAGGTCGAATACCATCTGACGCTAGGAATAAAATGTCACCGCCTAATTCTATTATGCTATCTGTAGCTATACAACCTACGTTACTAGTTACGTCTTGAATAGCGAATGTGGTGGTTGCATCTGCAACTATTTTTTTAATTTCTCTTTCCCCGAACACGAAAAGTGAGTCTCTAAATGGGGCAATGCCTACAACGCTAAATCCCATATCCAATACACTTGCAGATCCAGCAAAATCATCGTCATCACCAGCCGTTGTAAATAGCACAAAACTAGGGCCACCTGCACCTGCACCTGCTGGAAAACCTGCGTAGAAAACTCTACCAGAAAACAACGCAGATACTTTTGCACCTTGAGGGTCTTTGGGATCTGTATTCGCAGTGTGTGTACTAAATGTAGTTCCTGTAATTTTACAAGGTAAGTTTACTCCATCCGTTAGAACTACACTCACACTACTTTCTAAATCATTAAATGAGTGTCGTACTTTAGATACACCTATTGATGATCTAAACGAATGTACCCTTGTAAAACCACCCGTGGTATATTTAAATATTGTATAGTACTGACTATATTTTGCCGTTACAGAGCTACCCCCACCTGTTGCACTACTGGTTGCAGCTGAAGTAAAAGTAAGGGTATATTGATTTGCATTTGGCACTGTTGCAACTGTCATTTCTACATCATTGGGTGCTATACCTCCAACTGATGATATACCAGATAAAGTTACAAAGTTACCTACAGATAAACCGTGTGCAGTGTGAGCAACAGTTATTATTGCACTACCGCTTGTAGTGGTTATAGGGTTTGCCCCTAAAGAAAATGTTTTTGCTTCTGATACGTCAAAGTATTTAAATGTTACTGAGCTACCACCACCGCTGCCTGAACCACTAGCGTTAGATGTAAATGCAACTGTATAACTATTAGCATCAACAACAGAAGCAACCGTCATCTCTACATCGTTTGGGGTTACGCCATTAAATGTTTCTGAACCTGAAAATATAACTCTGTCGCTAACTGCTAGACCGTGACCAGTGTGAGATACAGTGATTGTTGAGCTACCACTACTAGTTGTAAATGGGTCAGTTCCTAACGATCCTGTAAAATCCCCATCGTTTCTTCGTATGGCGTAGGGTGTATCTTCTAATATAAACAACCCTATTACAGGCCCTACTCCTGGAATTGTTCCGTAGCTAGAGTCAAAAGATGTATACCCGTTAATTCTTCTGTATCCACCAAACTGAGATATCTCCATGTTCAACATACGTAATGCAGAGCCAGGGAAAGTAGTAGCTAATGTAAGTGCGTCCTCGTTAGTATATAGGCCACCTCTACTACTTACGGTTACATCTCGTAGTGCATCCACCATTACGCATTACCATGTGGAACATTCAGTAGACGGTTGACGCGAGTATCTCTTACATCTACAAATCTATTTATAAGAAGAGTACGCATTCTTTCTATACCTTCATCGAACTTTGCCTTCGCTATTCCTGCCTGTTGAGAGTTGTCTCTAAATATAAAACAGTGATATAGCGCACCGTCTAATACAACGTGTTTAAATGCATCTGGTACGGTCATTGTATCTGTAGATGCAGATAAATCTGTTGCATATGCAAAGTAATCGTAGCTTACACTATAAGCTGCGTCAGGTATAGGGGTAAATCCTGCTTTAGTATCTAGTGTTCTGTATACATAGATAGGCTGATCCCTGTCACCTGCTTCAGCTTCACTATCTCTTTCAAAGTATCGTCTATTATACGAGTCGTAGTTTAATAGCTTCAATACTCTAGCAGAAAAATTATTAGTAGAGTCGTAATTTATTCTAAAGCTATCCCAATCTGCTACTTTTAAATCAGTTGCCAAAGTATATTGAGATGTACCTGCTACAAGCGTAAGAGTGCCTGTGGTGTGATTAAACGGAAACTCAAATTCTTTTTGTGATATCTCTTGCAAAGACGCATTCACTGCATCTTTTACTAATGCCCTAAAACCAGTGGCGGTTGGAAAGTCTGTGGACGTAAGCTCCACTTCATTCAACCGCCTCAACGTATCATTAACTAATGTAATAAAGGTTGTAGCCATATTATGTCCAAAATTAAGATAAAGGGGTAGCCCAAACTAATGAACTACCCCCAAATCAATTAAGCTAGAGCATCCCTAGCGGCAGCTGCGGGTTCCGCGCCCTGTTCGTTGCAATCAACGAGAACAGCGTAAACTCTAAGTCTGCCTGTTGTTGGTGCTGCTCCTGCCAACTTAACATCAATCGTGTCTGTAGAAGCCATAAATTGAGTATAAGTTGAAGCTGAACCAGTGCCAATAACATTGGTTTGACCGTTAGATCCTGCTGCACAGAAACCTGTTGACGTTACGTCTGCACCATCAACAATGTCATCCCCTGCTGCAAAGTCTATGTCAGCCGTTACAGAAGTATTGAAAGCCTTCATAACTTCTGCACCAGCGTTGATAACTAGGACTCCTGCTGGAATTTCTAGAAGCTGAAAGATGTCTCCATCTGCTCCAGAGTATCCTTTTAGAACCATATCATCAATGTCTAAGGTAGCCTCGATAGTGTATGCTACGTGGCTATCAAATTTTGACGGTAAAGCTGCAATGCTGTTAGCACCAACACCAACTGTATCGGAGCTAGTCATATCATATGTTGCCATGATTTATCCTCCTTAACCTGCGATGTTGTACTTGGCACGAACAAGAGCTTCAGGGCGAAGGATCTTGCGTCCATACAAATGCATACCACGAACAATGTCAGCGAAGCTGTCGTTGTCACGATATGTTTCTACTTTTTCTACTTGCGAAGCAGTAGCTACAGCAGAGTCGTGTCCTGCAACAATAACACCAAAGTGCGAACTTGAACCGTTAGTGTCGATTGTACCAGCACCAGTTCCTACTGAAGGTAGGTTGTTTGACATATAAACTCTGAACCCACGAATCAATCCAGAAATGATTCTACCGTTACGTAGAATGTCAGTGCTTCCTGTAGAGAAGTCGTTGTTTAATAGTTTAGAGTTTTCGTCATTTAGCTGTTCAGCAAAGATGGGGTCAACAACAACCCAACGACCATCACGGTCTACATTTTGCTGGTCAAGCAAACGAGCCATACGGTTTAGCACTTCCAGAGGAGTTGCTTCACCAGTAGATCCGTCTGGGTGAGTAGCGATGGAGTCTCCAGTAGAACCTCCAGAAACAAAACTTGCTCTGGAAATTAACATGGATGACAACAAGCCATCTGATCCTACAGTGCCGATTGGGTCTGTACCAGACTTAGCATCGTTTGCTGCACTTGCAACAGCGTTTAACGCAGATTGTTTGAAGCCAGAGAGATAACCTAGTACCTCTTGGTCAAACTGATCTCTTAGGCGATAACCTGCGCGGTCACTTGCCATTGACTCAAAGTTCACATGAGAATGTGCTTCTTCGATGTCATCTATTTTAAAAGCAAAGTAGTTTGCTTTGTCCACAACGAGCGTGAAATCTTCGTCATCGAGATCCTGTGGAGTTACTTGAGTTCCACGGGCATACTCTTTAACGGTGATTTCAGGCTCTTTGATGATACGCACTGTATCACCGAAGTTTGCGATTTCACCAAAGTAATCACTGTTGGTGATATCTTCTACAATGCTAGTTTTACGAAAAGCCGACTGAACTTTTTTACTGTAAATTACAGGTGAAAAGTTACCATTCGGGAGGTTTCCGTAACCAGCAGCTGTTTTGAAAGCCATTGATTCCTCCGTTATAGCTTATATCACGTAAGTACAGGGCATTTTCTATATGTGGGTGACCTCGTAACCGCGAGGGGCCAACTAGTAAAATGGTAGCCAACCTACTTTTTTTATTATAAATATATATGATTTTGCATTTTTATATGCGTAGCTGTCCTAGACAGGGGCATATCATGCAAGTAATATATAGTTATATTTAATTAAATTGTTTTGTCAACACTTAATTACATTGCTGCGCCAGAAATGTCGTAAATAAAGGTTCCATTACGTATTGATGCCGTAATTGCTTCTTCATTTGCTTCATACTCTCTGCCTGTCATTTTTTGAACATCAGACTCTCTGAACCCACCTTTTTTATTTGCACCAGTGTCTGCTTTGGGCGTACCCTTTACAGCTACGTTATCTGCTGCATTTGTAGGTGTAGCAGTTTTTTTCGTTGCCTTTCTTTCTGCTTTGTAAAGCGTGATTGCTTTCGCGCAACCGTAAGCGTCTGTGTCATTTTCATAAAGAGCTTCTTGCACCCATTTAGGTTGCACGGATGCCCACTCATGGAATGCAGGGTCTTTACGTATTTGATCGTAGTCAGGGTGAAATGTCTTTAATTCAGACTCTGCCTTTTCACGAACTACATTCTTACGCATTTCCTGTAGCTCTTTCATTTCTTTTTGCAGATCATCTGACATTTCGCCAGACTTCTTAATTGCAATCGACTCCATCATCTTTGCAACGTCTGGATACTTTTTAGACCACTCTGCTATCTCCGTTTCTGACTTAGGTAAATTAACAGACTTTTTAGTTAAGTCATTTATTTGAGACTGCAACTTTTTAATCTGCTTCTTGTGTTCGTCTTGCACACGTTGATTGTGTCTACGTAGATCACCATACCTTTTTTTGAACGTAAGTTCTTCAGCGTCTAAGGTTTCATTTTCTTCCTTATCTGCTTTTATTTCTTCCTGTTCTTGCGTTAGAGCATCTCGTTGGGCTATCAGTTCTTTTAGCTCTGTTTCTTCGTCTATATCTCTTTTGTATCTCTTTTTGGTATTTACAACGTGTCCTTTAATATTGGACGTATCTTCAATTTGTTGTTCGATTGCCATTAGTATTCTCCTAGCATCAGGGGCCTCAAGTAGCCTTTCACCTTGAAAGGGGTATCGGGTAGCCCGTAATAATTAATGTCACGTAGTTACTGTTTGTGCTGCCTTACTATTATTTATTGCTTGTGACACTAAACTATTTCTAATTGGTACTTTTTTATCCATGCTATCTAGTTGTGCGGTAAGACTAAGAAGTTCTGTCATATCAGGTAATTTTTTTTGTTTCTTTAGTTGATCTTCATCAGAACTACCTACCTCTTTCCCTGCCTCTACATTTGAGGCCATTGTTTCTTCTATATTACCAGGAACTGTTTCAGAAAAATCAACTAAATCTTGTGCAAGTCCAGATAGTTGATCTCCTATGGCTTGTGATATTGAAGTTTCTCCTAATCCAAACACTTCACTTATCATGGATGGCACACCAAAACCAGCTAATGTTTCTCTTCCTGTAGCTGCATTTATAACATTTCCTGCTGCTAATACTGCTGCAAATGTTGGATTTAGGGAAGCTAATGTAGCTGCTAATGCGTTAGTTACTCCTACAACTCCTGGGTTAGCCTGTTGAAAACCTTTTTCTAATTTTGCATTTATATCTAATTGTGCCATAGTGGGATCTTGTGCTGTCCTTGCATCTATGGCCTGATCAACCTGTGCATCTACAGTGGCGTCAGTACTAAATTCATTTACACCAGTAAATCCCATAGCTGTTGCTGCTCTTGCCGTTCCAATAGGATTATCTGCACCTTCTTCCTCTGCTTTAGCTGCGATGCCTACCTCTGGTGCTGTTAAACCAGTAACATCCAAACCAGTACTAAGCGTAGCTGATGGGGAACCTATACCCTCTCCAGCCCTGCCTGTTGGATTACCTGCCATCGCATCCACTGCTGGGCCTTCTGGCCCTGACATACCTGTACCTACACTTGGCCCTGCTTCCGCAGCTGACGTAGGCCCACCCATTGCTTCCTCACTAGGACTTGCTCCTGAAGATTCATCGTCTGGTGCATCCTCACCTGCTGCTGCGGCTGCATCTGCATCAGAGGGTGTGCCTCCTTCAAACATTTTTAATACATTATCTTCTTCTGTCTCTTCCTCATCCTTACCATCAAAGTCTACATCATCAAACATTTCCATCTGTTTGTCCATATCATCTTCTTCTTCATCATCATCTTCTTCGGACATATCATCTTGCATTGCCTGTATATCTATTTCTACAACTTCTATCTGTGGTTTGCTTTGCGCTTCTGTCTCAACAGGCTCACCATCTTCATCTACCATATGTAATCTACCGTCCTGTTGCATAGACATAAGACCACACTTTGCCATCATACGCATCTCTTCTAAATGCTTCAGGCCCCAGTATCGCACAACATCAGCAGGTATTACGTACTCACCTTCTGATAACATAACAGGTATATCGTCAGCTACTTCTTCTTCTAAAGAGCCAAACGGTACTTCGTTCTCTGGTTCTTCGTTCATCATGTTATTTTTTCCCATCATTTATAACATTGGCCTTTAGCTTCAGTAATTGATCTAATATAGATATTTGGCCCTGATACCTGTGTATTTCTACAGGGGCATCTGCGTATGTAAGATTAGCGACAGCCCTTTCTCTCATGTAAGTTATGTGCTTTTCTAATTCTTCATATCGGGGATGCATAACTACATCCCGTAATTTTTTGTACTCCATTACTTACCCGTTATTGTTTTGTTGAGATGTTTTTCTAAAGTGTTTGTTGACCAATTTTGTATTTCTCGTACTTCTTTTTTTATGTCTAACATTGTATTTTTAATTTTTTCAATTTCTCTTTTTATTTGAGCATAGCTCATAACATATTTTTCTGCATCTTCAGAAAATTTCTCTGCATAAATAGAACATTGATGTAATGATTTTTCTATTTCATTTAACTTTACAAATTGATTTTCACTTAATATATCCTCTCTACTACTAACAAACGTAGCAAGTCTTTTTGCAATTAGATTAAAATCTTTTTTAATATTTACCATACTTTTTATTGTAATAATCCTGGAGGTAATCCAGCGTCAGGTGGTGGCTCTTGCATTTGCTGTTGGGGTGCTTGTGGTTGATTACCTGCAAACTGTGGTTCTCCTGGTACGGGTACTCCACCTACACCTATGTTAGCATTACCTGCCCCTGTCATATCCATCTCGCCCTGTGGTGGTTGTTGTGGCCCTTGTTGTTGCTGTTGCATCAAGTATGTTTGCCTCAACATTTCTTCTGGCGTATTTGTAACTTTATTTGGATCTAACATCATCGACTTGGCTATCTCCCGTATTATGTAAGGGAACTTAGCAAAAGGTGCAAGGACAGGATTACTGGTTATCTGTAAGAAAGACATGAGGCGTTGTGACCTCACTTCGTTTTGCATCAGGCTTTCTAATCCTCTAGCCTTAACTTCTAGGTCACCCTTTATATCTTTGTTGTAGTTGAATTGCATATTGAATGCAAACATGGCCTGACCTAGTGGACGTAACATATAGTCATCAAAGTTTTTGACAACTGTTTTTATAGAACCTGCTGCGGCCCCCATCAACATAGATATACCAGCTGCCGTTCTACCCACACCCGTAACACCTGTTTGCCCATGTGAGAAGGACGGTATGCCTGTTGACTCATCAGCTAACACTCTAGCTTTGTCGAACAACTGCATATTTTCGTTACTTACATTAGGAAACTTAGTGCCAAATATAGCCTGTCCAGGCGCTCCACCCTGTCTCCTAAATACTTTTCCTGGGTATACTGTAAGATCTTGTCCTGGAGTTAGGTTTGTCTCATCTACTTCTATGAGCAAGTTACCTGACAGGACTGCGTTATCCACTGCCATACGCATAAAGCCATTCATCAGCGTCTGTGTGTCGTCCATGTTTTCGCCAACCCCAATGCCAAAGAAAGCATACGGGTTTACTTCATACGGAACAGCGCAGTATGGTATGCGCTTTGGTAGGAAGGGGTTGACCACAAACCGTAGCACTTCGCCATTACATATCCACACGTTTACCTGTAGTTCGTTTACGTCTTCGTATTCTTCTGGTATTTCTATGCCAGACTCCTCTACAAGTTCTCTGTCCATTACACCCCAATACTCTAAGGCTTCATATCTGTATGTATCGTATCCACGCGAACTCTCTTCGTCTTGAGAGTCAAGTAAGCTAGACTCCCACCATTTAATGTTGTAGTTCTGGCCTATGTCTATTGCTTCTGCGATTGCTTCTTCTCTAAAGAATGGTCTGGTTCGTAGATTTCTTAATTGTGTTTTAGTAAGTTTGTGACGCTCTATTACATAGTCGCACTCTTCCATGTTAGATGCGTCAGGGTCAGGGTAGAAGTTCCAAGCAGAAACGTAAGATACTTTAGGAACTGTCTTAATTGTTGGATCGTATTCACCCTCATCGTTCCAATTTGCATATTCTTTGGTTGTAGCAAACGGCCCTTTAAGTACACCCGTACCAAACAGAGCGCACTCAAACGCAGTGTTTCTTAGATGCATACTAGCGTCAGATTCTTCTAGCTGATCTTTTATCTGCTTTTCCATCATCTTCGCAGCTACCATTGCAGGATGAAAGTTGACAGCAGATTGCGTTATACCAAAGCCCTCTTTCAATGTATCTATATCTTCTAATGCATCTTTTAGTGGGCCTAGTTTTTCTGACAGGTCAGTTAGCTCTGTAGCACCAGCAGGTAAGACTTTACCATCGCCCTCAAACCCGTATAAATCTTTTGGCATTTCGCCAACGTCTACATCTTTAGGTTCGTTAGGATCAAAGTTTACAGTTTCTGCCACACCCTCTGGTAAAGTTGTTGGCTCGATAGATAAAGGAAACTCATTGTTTGCAAGTAGTACGTCTACTAATTGACTGTACGCTGCTAACACTTTTGTCTTTGTTACTTTTATAAATACGCGAGATTTCTCTGCCTCAGTAAACTGTACGTCAGGAGAATATATACCCCTGTAATTTTTATATGCACGTATCCAGTTTGACTCTTCTTGATACTTTGCATCCTCTGCCCTAGAAAATAATTTATATATATGGTCAGTTATAGTGGACGCATCTTCTGTTGCTTGGCTACCATCTTCCAAATAAGAACTGGTGCTATCTTCTAAAAAGTCTGTTTCGTCAGCCATGCTCTACCTTCTCTTAATATCCAAATACTGCATCAGCAGGTTTAAATTGTTCTTTATCTGATGTAGATGGATCTAAATCAAATATATTTCTAGGCACTGGTCTAGATTGTATTCCGTATCTTAGCGCATCATACAGGTGGTCTTCTGCGTGTGTGTCTATATCTTCTGGATTTCTTTTGTCTAATGGCAAGATAGGTAACTGTGCAATCAGATTTGTACACGTATTAAATATCTGTATACCAGCCATATCAGTGTCTTCATCTACACGTAGTAGTCTGTGTATTTCGTTTTTACCACTCACCCTACTACCCCTACTTCTATCTGATGGCCTAAACTTACAACCCTCTAGTATCATTTGCTCTGCTAAACTAGGGCCTGTATCACCTCTTTTGTGCCAACAGGAGGAGTCTAAAACTCCATACGCCATCTTACCATCTTGGCTTTCTAAATTCAATATAATTCTAGCTAACTCTACTGCTAAAACTTTTCTTACGTACAACTCCCTATATACAACTAGGGTATCATCTGGGGTAACTGCAAACCATAGTACAGCAGAGTAAGATCCATACCCATAGTCACAGGCCCTAAATTTTCTCCACCCACTGGGTATGTCATATGGCTCTATTACGTGGGTCTTTCTGTCAAACTCCGTAAATGCTGCACCTTCTGCAATGTCCCAACTTCCGTATAGTAGTTGCTTTCTTTGTACTTCTGGTAGAGACAGTAGCATCGTTTCGTAATCGCCCTGATTATAAAGGTATGGATTATCTTTTAAACTAGCAGGTATAAACCTTCTTTGGAACAATGGCTCCCCTGCTCTACTGTGGCCCTTTGGATACCGTAATATCTCCTTTGTCTCAGGATCTCTAGCCCAAAACGATTTGTTTGGGGTTGCTGGATCTATAAACATCTTCTTAACCCAAGAATGTCCTGGCCCTCCTGGGTTTGTAGTAGCCCTCATATATACTTTTATCTCAGGGTTTGTTGACCTTAATCGAGATCTGAGATAATCCCAAGGAAACGCTGTAGGATATTGCGTAAGCTCGTCAAAACCCACGTACGAAAAGCTCTGACCTTGGTAACGAAGTACGTCTTTATCCTGTTCCAGATACGTAAGCCAAATTCTTGCACCTGTAGGAAAAGTCCATTGACTTTTTCTTTCAGACCATTTGGCCCCAGGATGCAGTTTTGGATACAGTTCCGTAGATTTGTGAATAAGTTCCCTAAGTTCGTCATTTGTTCTCCTAAGTATCAATGCGCTATGATCAGAATATTTACAATACCTTAACGGGTCTATTAGTAGCGCAAAGCTCTTACCTCCTCCAGCAGCACCACCATACAATACTTCTCGCTCTGGTGCATTTATAAAATCTTGTTGTGGCCCTTCGTTTAACGTAACATAACTAGAGTTAGTTTGTTCTTTTTGTTCTTCGCTAGGCGAGGAGTTTGTCTGCCCATTCGGTGTCGATTCTATCTCCTCTTTGTTCAACTGAAGCGTAGAGGATTTTTTCTTGGATGCTCTTTTCCTTTTCGGCATACTCTTTCGCTTTGGAGGCATAATGTCTGTACGATTGGACTGCATTCTGTCTATCTCTTTCTCTATTTACTAATTTGTGTAGTGCCTGATAGGTTATAGTTCTACCCGTTTTAGCAGACAACCATCTGGAAACTTCCCTATAACTACAAGTCTTCAAGTACTCTTTGGCCTCAAGTAGTGCATCTAACTGATCCTGTATAGGTAGCAGTATGGTATCGTCATTTGGATCAGCCTCATACCCAAACGGTATCTGTCGACTCTTTCTTACAACTGGCCTCCAAGTATTCTTAGTGGGTGTTTTTTCCATCTTCCTCATCTTCTTCGTATTTAGGTTCTGCCTTTGGTGGGAACATTATCATACTTTGTGGCTCTGCCTGTACAGATATACGCTCCGTTTTAACTATGCCCGTTCTATCTAGGATTTCACGGGCTGCTGATATTCTATCTCGATTACCTAAAGCGGTAGGGTCAGTCAATACGCCCGTCATTGCCATTGCTGCCATCGGCCCATTCGACGCTAAATACATTTGCGTCCTATCTATTATTTCGTTCTGTAGTGTTTGCAATACAGTGCTAGTCTTTGTGTTTTCGCTATACCCTGCAATCTTCATAGCAGTCCGTATGTTGCCATTGGCATCGTCAAATAGGCAGTCTAGGAATGCCCTCTGTCTATCTGTTAGTTCTTTTGCCATTAGATTTTCTAGCTTTCTTTTGTTTGTAGTCTTGCATTATTCGGGCAATGCGTCTTCTCTCTGCATTAGATATAGCCCCACCACCCTTCATACCAAGTGGCTTCTTAAATTTAGTAGTTGCACCTGATCTCGCGGTCATACCCCCCATACGTAAGTCGGGTCTACCTGCTGGATATTCTATACTGCCATCGCCCTGTTTAAAATCTGGATCGTCATCTGGTATGTCTTCAAAGCGCACATTACGACCAACCAACTTACTTACAAATTTTTCTAGAACATTCATCTCTGCATCTGTAGGCATTGTACCACCTAGTAGATTGTTGTCGCTAGATGTTCTTTTCATATCTAGAGCATCAGGTCTACTACCACTACCTTTGTTCTTAAATATTTCAGTTTTATCGAACGTAGGGTCAACTAATGAGCCTACACCAGATGGTTTTTTAGCGGAGTATTTTCCATATCTGCCAGCAGGTAATTGTCTATTTTTTTGTTTGATTTTTTCTGTAGGTACAGTTCTATTTAATACTTGAAATTGGTCTTGTGGCCCACCATATTTCATATTTTTTGGTATTTCTCTACGTCTACTTTTTTGGGCCTTCAACTCATTTATTTGAGTATCAATTCTTTGCTTCTCTGAAAAAGTACGCGCCCTCTTCTTCCGTTGCTCTAGCCTATTAATCTGATCATCAATGCTTGACATAATAAGATCTTCCCCAAATAGTAAAAGGCAGGGTATCCGCACCAATAAGGACTACGAACAACCCTGCCGTACCCTACCGTCTGTCCAAACCTAGACCACAACAAACCTCGCAAGAATAAGCATAGCTAGGTTGGCTGGTCTTCTCCCTCTTTAGATTTAAGTATGCCCTTACTATCGGTGTAACCCTCTTCACGCAACAGCTTACATACCTCGCCCAACTTCAAACGCCTACAAGGGAACTTCTCCCGTAGCGCAACCCAAGTATAGTACTCTGTATGTGATGGTAGAGTTAGGGGATCGATTACAAACCCCTGTTCCATTACGCGATAGAACCTCTCCAGCAGAAACTTACCTGAGTCTGAATATAGTTGTATGGATTTGGTTTTGTTTGTCAAGTTATTTTTTCTCATCGGACTACCTTTTTTACTTGACGAACCTCCTTTTGTGTGGTATAACATTCGTTATCGAATGGGGAGGGGTAAATATATACACTAACTCGCAAGTATTAGTTATTATATTTAATAATCCGCGATATGTCAACATTTTGTGTACGAGCCGTGTGTGTGTCTGGTAGTATGCGCCAAAGTGGTTGACACTCCATTTTCCCTATCCGTTGCACACTTCATGCATAACGTACGGAGGAGGGGCGGTGGCCCATGCCCCGCAACCAAAAAAACAAGATTTTTTATCCAGCCATTACAAAAACTTATAGAGTCCTGGGCAACAGCTCGTGTTGAACAACCCATATGCTAAAAAAAAAAAAGAGAACTAATTTAATTATTCGCTATCGATATCCGATGAATATATCCGGCTCACTTATGTGCTATCTATACCCTACCCATATGAGGTGTGGTGTCGCTTTTCTGGTGCGGGCGTTAATTTAGCTTGTTTAAAAATACAAACTGCGTTATTCTTACTTATCTTTAACTACTATGGAGTAACACAAACAATGTTAACTGAATCAATACAAACAGCAATTGAAGATGTCATATACGACTATTGTTGCGGTAAAGCTACGGGATCCGATGTACACACTACCCTCAAATATTTAGGGTATAGGGTAGACCTTAGGAAATGGATGTCAAATAAGATTGAAATAACTAACATAGACCGTACACAAGCCTATATAATTGAAGTTTAACTTAATCAATAATGGAGAAACAAATAATGAATAATAACGTAATCACTTTAAATAATTTCGCAGTCAATAACTCTACAACAACGGGTGTTTATTGGCCCGAATTAACTAGCCGTACTGATTTCGGCGCTAAGTTAACGCCTATATATGATCTTGAACGTGTTTCGCCATCTTCATTTAAATACGAAGCGGTAGAGGATCCATTAGGCCGATTTGTGAAACGTACCGATAACGGGATTAATTTAGGTATTGTAGGATCTACTTACGGAGTAGCTGAAAATGCCCCGTTATATGATATGATTAAAGAGGGTGCCGAAAAGGCGCTACCTCGCGAAGCATTGCGCGACGTTCAATTGCGCGAACAATCTAGCCATCATGGGGCGTTCACTAAAATCGAATTGACGTTTTCCGGTATTGGCGCGGATATTCGGCAACTTAGCGGATCTAAAACCCAGTTATTATTTAAGGCGGGTTTCACTAATTCGTTTAATGGTTCCGGTGCTATTCGTTTGTATAGCGGAGCAATTGATCTTATCTGTACCAATGGTTGCACTAGTGCCGAATACCAAAAGAAGGCGGCGCGACATACCAGCGGTTTCACGCCCGATATATTCGCGGGATTTATTGAAAAGCAATGTGAGGATTTTTTATTGCGCGTTGATACATGGAGAGCATGGGCGCAAAAGGCCATCACCCCAGATCAAGCGGAAAAGGCGCTTAATGACGCTAAGATGGCAGGGCGTAAAGTTAAATTGATGATGGAACAATTTGAGAAGGAAAGCATAGCGCGAGGGCGTAGTGTATGGGCGCTGTATTCCGCACTTACCGCTTACAGTAGCCATGCGGATCTTTTCCCCGTACGCAATAGCGGTGCATCCGATAACATAGCAGTGACGCTTGATAATCGAGAGCGCGAGGTATCTAGGATTGTTTCAAGCGACGAATGGAGACAACTAGCAGCCGCATAAATAATCTAGGTTAATCAACCCCCCTTGCTTTTATGGCTTGGGGGGTTTTTTATTGCCTACTATATAGGCGCGTTTTGTATCGCTTCCCATTGCTTTTCAATAGCGTCTAATTTGTCGCGCCTATTACTACTATCTTTTACTTTAGTTTTAATTGTTCGCCCGTTCTTTTTTTCCGCTTCGATAATAACGTTTATACCGCTATCCAATTTATAACACGCCATGCATTCAACGCAGATTTGTCCCGTGCAATTTTGCTCTTTCTCTTTGTGGTCGTATTCCACATTATTAAACACCTTATGAAAATGTTCAGGTGGCTCATACATAACTTTATTTATAATAGCGTTGGAAAATATTAAGATAATATTTGATGGCGTTTCTCGCGTCTTATTTACGCTATTAACTATGTCTTTTCTTTTAGTCCATATAGCGAATATAGTATGCGGGTTTTTATCCGCTAATCTATACAAGTTAATTAGATGTATATCGTTTATTAATTCCCCGTGTGCATCTATTCGGATGTATGCATCTATAATAAACGGTAAATGCCTAAACTGAATAATTGAACTAGATAATAATTCGCTGTTGTGTTGCAAACAATCTTGCATGTTTTTCCGATAGGTTTCTAACATGCCAAACGAATAACATTTTTTACAAATCACATTATCGTTTTTGGAATTATTCATTTTAATACAAAACGGATTAGTAATTGTATTAGTGCTAATAGCACGTAGGCCTTTTAGTTTGCCTGTCATATTGGAAAAATGGATTTCGTTTTTATCTCTTTCTGGCATTTTGTATTGCTCCGATAGATTAAAAAAAAATTATTATCGCATATTATTTTTTATATGTATACCCTCGCAAAAAAAAAAAAATTAACTCGCTTTAATAATTAACCTTAACCGATTAGTGAACGGAGTGTAACAAAAAAAAATAAGTCTGTCAACAAAAAAATAAAAAAAAAAATTACTTGACAGTTTAATTCAACTGTGTTAAGGTAGTTGATCTTTAACTTTTATCTAGGAGATACAAACAAATGGATAATAAAGATACAGTGTGGATTGAAATAACTCGTCCACCTAAAATGGATGATCGAAAAAAAGCATTAGCCATAGCACAAAGGCGATGCGAAAAAATAAATAAAGTTTTAAACAAGCTAGGCATTACAGATAAGTTTTAT